TTTGTATTTACACTGTTTTTCATTTTTGCAATTGTTCTCCAAGTAAAAAGTAAAGCTAAATCTATTCTCATTTTTTCTCCTTCACTAAAACTATTATAATCAAATGTATCTCTATATCTACTTTTTACAGTTTCATTAAACTCCTCATCTAAATAAAATGACACAAAAAAGTCCATCGATTGCAAGTATTGATTTATAAGAGTGTTCATAATAGGTAAATATTTTTTAATAATTCTGGCTTTTGCACCTTTATCATTTAGTATTTCTCTTAATACATCTACATACGATTTTTCTTCTGTAACTTTATTTAATAGTATTTTTGATTCTTCTAAATCAATTTTTAGTTTATTTAATTCTTGTTCAATGTTTTTACCGTCACTTTCTTTATTTTGTAACAACAGTATTTCTTCATGTATCTTTTGACTATACTTATTTATTTCTTCAATTGACGTATTAATTTTTGCAAGCTCTACGTTAAGTTCATTTAGTTTTTGCGATATAGAATTTAATTCATTTATTTTTGTTTCTGTCTTTACTATTTCGCCTAATAATTCTTTTAAACCGTCATCTAATTTTGTAATAGTTGCTTTTTCAACTGCAAGTTTATTTGTTTTAAAACTATTATCTATTTGCTGTGTACATTCAGGACATACATTATTATTTTCAAAAAACTCTAATGATTTTTTATGTTTAGATAAATTGTTTTCTATTTTGGCTTCTAGTTTTGATAATTGATTTGCTTTTATATTTACTTTATCTATATCTATAAGTTGTTTTTTATAGTCTCTTATTTCTTCATTTATTTTAAAAATTTTATTATTATAGTTTGTTAAATCGTCATTATTTTTATTTAAAATGTTTTGCTTATAATCTTTTTCATCTATATTTCTTTCTAGTAAATCTTTAAAATATTTTGTTTGTAATTCATATTTTGATTCAATTAAATCACATTTATGTTTTACTTCTGAAATATTTTTAATTAAATCTGATTGTTGACTTCTTAATATTAAATCCATTAGACCAAAAACTCTTATATCTAATATTTCTTCTACAACCTCTCGTCTGTATCTTGGTTTCATTTTCATAAAAGGTTCGTATGATGAAGAACCTAGTATAACAACTTGTATAAAAGAACGATAATTTAATTTCATTATATTTGTCTCTAAATATTTTTGATAGTCAACACTTGAAGCGTCTTGGTTTATTAAATCGCCTTCCATATAAATCTCAAATTTATTTGGCTTAATGCCTCTTACAACTTTATAGTTTTTTAAACCTACTGTAAAGTCAACGGCCACTTCCGAATCATTATCGTTTATAGTGTTTATAATTTGTTCTTTTTTAATTAGTCTAAACGGCCTGTTAAAAAGAACAAAACATAAAGCGTCAAGTAAGGTAGATTTACCACTACCATTTGAACCTATAATTAATGTTGTAGGTGATTTGTTTAACTCTATTTCAATAGGTGTATTACCAGTTGATAAAAAGTTTTTCCAACTAATTTTTTTAAATACAATCACGCTTCACTAACCTCAACATATAATTCTTTTGTAAAGTTTTTTAATTTGTTTTTATCAAGTGTAGTATCAATCTGGTCAATATAATTACCTAAAAATGTTAATGTATCTTCGCCTTGTTCTAATATGTTTTCTTTTACACTGGCCGATAAGTCACTGTTAGCGTCTTCAATTACGGTAACTTCATATGTATTAATTTCATTGTGCAATCGGTCAAGTAGTTTATCAAACATATCATTATTAGTTTTATTTACAATAAATATTTTTACAAACATATTATTATAAGAGCTTAAATCTTTTTTACTATAATCTTCTTCTTTATCATTATACATAAACTTTTTAAATATAAGTAAAGGATTTGGTATTCTTTCTAACTCTCGTGTTGCTGTATCAAATATATGAAAGCCTTTTGGACAATTATGATCTGACCACATAATTTGATATGGGCAGCCAAGATAATAAATGTGGCCGTTATCTGATTTTTTATGAAAGTGGCCTGATATAACTTTTTCAAAACGAATAAATTGATTTCTTTCTAAGCCTTGTTCATTTGTATGACCTTTTTGCATTTCAAAACCTTTTATTTCTAAATGACCCATACATATTTGTGCTGTTGATTTGTCTATTTCGTATTGAGATGACTCAATATTATCGTCACAAATCCAAGGTAAAAACAATATATCTAAACCATCAAAGTTTACAACTTGACTTGATTTATAAATTTTTACATTACTTGGTAAATCTAAATTAGATAACGCATTTACTTCATTTGTATTTTTATAATACGTATCGTGGTTGCCTAAAATAACGTGTGTATCTAAATTTAATTCTTTTACTTTATTCCAAAATACTTTTTTAAAATTATAAGCTGTGTAATGATTGATAAATTTTCTTCTATCTACAACATCACCTAAATGTATAAGTGTTTTTATATTGTTTTCTACTAGATATGGAAAAAATATATCATTAAAAAATTTATTAAAGTATTCTATAAACGCAGGAGAGTCATTACGAGCACCCCAATGCGTGTCGTTTATCAACGCAATTTTCATAATAAAAAGTATTCTAATGAGCTCTTTATTTTATTTTTTCTACGTTTTTGTTTTTTCTTTTCTTCTTTTATTTCTTTATATGTAGATAATCTTTCAATTTTTGGTGTTTCTTCGATAGGTATATTCTTTCTTAAAAACTCCGTAAACTGATTTGAAAACTCTTTATCTTCGCCTGGCTGTAATGTTAAATCATCAAAATTAGAATCAGTTAAAAGTTTGTGTTTAATTGTTACTTGTTTTTTTTCTTTTTGTATTCTTCTAACAAAAGCGTAATATATAATTTGAGTAAAATAAGCAAAAGGATTTTTAGACTTTACAGGATCAAAATTATCCAAATACATCAAACAATTTTCTATGCCATCAGAAATCATATCATCTCTAAACGTATAGTTGATAAAATTTGGCCTATACGATAGATGATTTGCAATTTTTAAAAAACATTCGCCAATATAATCTGTGACAGGAGGCTTTGTTCTGTTTTCTTTTTTAGCTAATTTACAAAGTTTTTTATACTCTATCATTGCAGCTAAAAAATCTTTATTACTTACATAATGTTCTTTTATTTCTTTTTTCATAATTTAAATATACTACAAATAGTGTATTTTGTCAACTAATTGCATAAATTTTTGGTTTTAATATTTTTACATCGCTTGACAAATAAAATGTTTTGTGTATAATTGAGCTTGTAGCGAATGCTAGAGACCAGAGCTCCAGACTAGTGAAGTATTTTTTTACTATCTCTAAAACTATCCCAAATTTCATTATATTTGTCATTATCTTCTTTTGTCAATTTTTCAATTTTATCACTTTTTTGTTCATCAATAATTTCGTATTTTGATGACACCTGCATATAACTTTTAGCCATTTCATCTGTGGCATTTGTTATAGTTAATATTTTATCTTTTGGTATACTTACAATTGTGTCATGGGTATATGCGGCCCATTTAATTAATGCTATATAATCTCTCAAGCCTTTTGGCGTAAGTTGAGATATATATTTTATTTGTAATGGCTTTTCAAGTCTTAACAATGGTGATTTTTCAGGTAATTGTTCTTCAGCAAATCTACATACAACGTCATCGCCATTAATAAGTTTAATTACTCTTATTGTTGTTTTTAGTATTTGGTTGTCTTGTTGCATTTGTTAAATCTATGTTATGTATTTCGTAATTAAAGTTTTCACTTGTGTATATATTTATTCTTTCTCTAAAGTGTGCTAGAGTATAATTTTCTTTACCATTGTAAGATAAATCATCAGATATATCATATAAAGTAGCGGCCGAATTATTATCTTTTAATCTTAAACCACGGCCAATAGATTGTAAGTTTCTTATACGTGATTTACTTGGACTTGCAAAAACAATATTATGTAAATTACGTATATTAATACCTGTGCTAAAAGTACCATAACTTGCAATAATAATTGCGTTATCAGACTTTTCAGTAATAAATCTAATCTTTTCTCTTTCTTCGGCCTCTACACCACCAAAAACAAAAAATACTTTTTTATCTTGAGCTTTACTTTCAATTAAATCTTTTAATATCATACCGTGTTTTTCAACATATTGAAATAAACATAACGTATTACCTTGTAATGATAAACATAAATTACGTATATATTTGTTTCGTTTTTCATTTGATACTATAAAATCCATTTCTTCTTGGTATGTTTTATCTTTTAAAAAATGTTTAGAGGCATTATCGTGTTGTAATATTAAACAAAATATTTTTAAATCGGCCAGTTGTTTTCGTTCTTGTAATTCAGATGTGGATACAACTTTATTTACAACACCAAATAAACCTTCTAAAACAAGTTTATGTGTTTTTGTGCCATCTAAAGTACCTGTAAGACCTACACGATATTTACAATCTTCTAATTTTGTCATTATTTTACTTAAAGAAACGGCCTTAAATAAATGTGCTTCATCACCTAATACCATACCAACTGATTTAAACCACTTTTTTGGCATATTATAAACTGATTGCCACGTTGAAATAATTACATTTTTAGTTGTTTCTTTTGAGTGTCCTTCATATATTCTATGTACATTTTTACTTGAATTCCAACCATAATCATTAAAATCTTTATATAATTGTTCTACTAATGATGTTGTTGGTACAATAATTAATACTTTATTATTTGTTTTTTCTTTTATACGTAATTGAAAAAATCTTACAAGTAAATAAACAATCAAAGATTTACCTGAAGCTGTAGGCGATACTA